CCATTCAGTAGAAGTTAACCAATCGGATGAACCTAGAATCTCACTTGCTTTTAATATTGATATAGATCAAATTGACTTAAATGGTCAATATGATATAAACAAAGAGAAAGTTAAAAGATGAATTTAGAAAATTATTACTGGTACTTTAAAGAAGCTGTCCCTCATCATATATGCGATGATATTGTAAAGTATGGATTGCAAATTAAAGAACAAATGGCTTTAACAGGTGGCTATAAGGCCAACCATCAATTGAACGATCGCCAACTAAAAGATTTAAAAAAGAAAAGAGATTCTAATATTGTATGGTTAGCCGAGCACTGGATTTATAAAGAACTCCACCCTTATATCCATACAGCGAATAGGAACGCTGGCTGGAATTTCCAATGGGACTGGTCTGAAGCGTGCCAGTTTACTAAATATAATAAAGGCCAATACTATGATTGGCATGCTGATGGTTTTCAAACACCCTATAATCACCCTAACACTCGTAGTCATGGTAAGATAAGAAAATTATCTGTTACTCTTTCATTATCTGATCCTAAAGATTATAAAGGCGGAGAATTAGAATTTGATTTTAGAAACTTAGATCCTGATAAAAAACCTAATACTAGAATATGTAAAGAGATTAGATCCAAAGGCTCCCTTGCTGTCTTTCCTTCTTGCGTCTGGCACCGAGTTAAACCGGTTAAAAAAGGATCAAGATATAGCTTAGTCATATGGAATTTAGGATGGCCTTTTAAATGAAAAAGAAAAATAAAATAGATGAATTATGTCAAGCTTCTGAAGGACCTCAAAAAAAAGATCTATTTAGAACAGAACAGTATTTCACTTCTCCTGTTTATTGGATTGATAAACCTGAGTGGACTAAAGCTTTAAATAAAGCTTCGGACTCTTTTATTAAAGATGCTAAAAAAAGAAACGAACCTGACATAAAAAAACGTAATAAAAAATATGGCTTTAAAGGAGATTTTCCATGGGTTCATCATTCTACTTCCCTGATTAATTATCCTGATTTTAAAGTCTTACAAGATTATATTGGAGCAAGCGCATGGAATTTATTAGATGGCCAAGGTTTTGATTTAACTAATCATTCGATTTACATTACTGAACTTTGGGTTCAAGAATTTTCTAAAGATGGAGGAGGTCATCATACCTTACACACTCATTGGAATGGACATATCTCTGGATTCTTTTTTCTTAAAGCTAGTGAAAAGACTTCACTTCCTATTTTTGAAGATCCTCGTCCGGGGCGTATGATGAATTTACTTCCTCAAAAAGACCCTAGTAAAATAACCGCGGCATCTCATCAAGTTAATTATCTAGCTAAACCAGGAAGACTTATATTTTTTAATTCTTATTTACCCCACATGTATTCAGTGGATTGTGGTTGTGAACCTTTCCGTTTTATTCATTTTAATATACAAGCGGTTGCGAATGGTGTACTTGGAAAACCTTATAAACCCACATGGTTAGAACAACAGAAAAACAATGAAAAGAAAAAATAAAATGATATATATGCCCAAGCTTCATGACGCTATGAGCGACTCTCATAACGCCTATATCAAAGCAATGTTAGGTCAAAACCCTAAAAAATACCCTAATGATTTTGTAGAAACTTTAATCGATGAAAGAAAAAAACAACTAAAAAAGGAGAAAAAAAATGTTCAAAAAAACAAAATATAAAGTTTTAAAAAAAGCGATTAGTTCTGAACTAGCTAAGTTTTGCTACGATTATTTCTTAACTAAAAGAAAGGTAGCTCGATTTATGTTTGATCATAAATGGATCTCTCCTTTTGCTACCGAGTGGGGAACATGGAATGATTCTCAAGTGCCTAATACTTATTCTCATTATGGAGATATAGTGATGGAAACTTTACTTCAAACTTTACGGGGTAAAATGGAAAAAGAAACAGGATACAAACTTCAGGAAACCTATTCTTACGCTAGAATTTATAAAACAGGAGATGTTTTACATCGACACAAGGATCGTTATTCCTGTGAAGTCTCTACAACTTTAAATCTAGGAGGAGATCCATGGCCCATTTATCTAGAACCTTCAGGTAAAAAAGGAATGGCAGGGATCAAGGTTAATTTAGAACCAGGAGATATGTTAATTTATTCAGGTTGTGAGCTGGAACATTGGCGTGATCCTTTTCCAGGTAAAAATTGTGGTCAAGTTTTTTTACATTACAATGATAAAACTAAGAAGACGGCTAAAGATAACTGTTATGATACACGTCCCTTTTTAGGACTCCCTGCATGGTTTAAAGGTTTTAAGTTGCCTCCTCAAAAAAAATAAGGTATAAATAAGACTGGCGTGGGGGATTTTTCCACCACAAAGGTCTTCTACGCCTACTTACAATCGTATTGATCTTCCCGTCATTCTAGTATAATTATAACCAAAGAGATTTTTATGCTACAAAAAATAGGCTTTTTACCTGGTTTCAATAAACAAGTTACACCTACAACCGCTGAAGGACAGTGGATTGCAGGAGATAATGTACGTTTTAGATATTCTACTCCTGAAAAAATTGGAGGTTGGGCTCAATTAGGGGAAGATTATTTAACGGGACCTGTTCGAGCTTTGCACCATTTCGTTGATAATACTGGAATTAAATACTCAGCTCTTGGAACAAATAGAATTCTTTATGTTTATTCGGGAGGTGTGTTTTATGATATTCACCCTCTAGTTAATCCTTCAGGTACAGCCATTACTAATGCCTTTACCACGACTAACGGATCAGCAACAGTTACTATAACATTTGGTAGCTCTCATGGTTTTGTAGTGGGAGATATTATTTTATTCGGAGATACCAGCACCTTTAGTGCTATAACAGATTCTGATTTTGGAGCTTCAGATTTTTGTGATAAAAGATTTATGGTAGCTAGTGTCCCTTCTTCTACTACGCTTACTATTACTATGCCCAGTAACGAAGCAGGATCAGGGGCAACAACTTCAGGTGGAATTACTTATTATCGTTATTATCACGTAGGACCTGCTCAAGAGTTAGGTGGATATGGTTTTGGAATAGGTCAATACGGAGGAACCGTATCTGGAGAAATTTCAACAACTTTAAATGGAGCTTTAGGAGATAATGCATATGGAACTGGAGGATCAGGAACTTCAATTACCGTAGCAGATTCTACAGGATTTCCATCATCAGGAACCTCTTATATTCAAGTAGGCACAGAAGAAATTTCATATACAGGAGTTTCAGGAAATGATTTAACGGGTATTACCCGAGCTGTTAGAAACACAACTCGTGCAGCTCATTCAGATGGAGCAACCGTTACTAACACTAGTGACTATGTAGGTTGGGGTTCAGCAGCTTCTGGTGACTATGTAATTGCACCGGGCTTATGGAGCCTCGATAACTATGGAACAAAATTACTTGCTTTAATTGTAAACGGATCATGTTTTGAATGGGACTCTGCTGCTACGAACGCCACTTCTGTTCGAGCAACCGCTGTTAGTGGAGCGCCAACAGCTTCAAGAGACATGTTAGTTTCTACTCCCGATCGACACTTAGTGTTCTTTGGAACAGAAACAACGATTGGTACTACAAGTACTCAAGATAACATGTTTATTCGATTTTCATCTCAAGAGGATATTAATACTTATACACCGACCGCAACGAACACCGCAGGTACACAAAGACTGGCGGATGGTTCTAAAATTATGGGAGCTTTAAGAGGTCGTGATGCCCTTTATATTTGGACAGACACTTCTCTCTTTACTATGCGTTTTGTAGGTGCCCCTTTCACATTTGCCTTTGAGCAAGTGGGTACTAACTGCGGATTAATTGGTATGAATGCAGCGGTAGAAGTTGATGGTGCTGCGTACTGGATGTCCGAAAACGGTTTCTTTAGATACACTGGTAAATTAGAATCAATGGACTGTTTAGTAGAAGATTTTGTATACGATGATATTAATACCACATCCTCTTCATTAATTAATTGTGGATTAAATAATTTGTTTGGTGAAATTATGTGGTTTTATTGTACTAACGGATCAGATGTAATTAATCGAATGGTTTGTTATAACTATATTGATTCCTCTTCTCAACGAGGAATTTGGACAACGGGAACTTTAAATAGAACCGCTTGGGCGGACTCTTCTATTTTTGGTAAACCTCATGCGACTCATTATAATATTGATGGGACGCAAGCTGCAACTGAATCTACTTTTGTAGGAGGAAATACGGATGGTATTTCAACTTACTATGAGCATGAGACAGGGAACAATCAAGTTAAAGGGGGAGCTACAACTGCTATTACTTCTAATATTGAATCAGGAGATTTTGATATTACTCAAGACCAAAGACAAGGGGTAACGTTTAGAGGAGATGGTGAGTACTTTATGTCGATCAGAAGATTTATCCCTGACTTCTTGACGCAAACCGGAACTACACGTATAACATTATACTTAAGAGATTATCCAAATGCTTCTCAAGTGAGTTCCACTTTAGGTCCTTTTGATATTACGTCGAGCACACTCAAACAAGACACCAGAGCCCGTGCACGATCAGTAGCCTTAAAGGTTGAAAACACCGGGAAGAATGAAGATTGGAAATTAGGAACTTTTAGGTTAGATCTACAAGCTGGAGGAAGAAGGTAATGCCTTTTAAATCAGAAAAACAAAGACGATATTTATGGGCCAACGAGCCAGAGATTGCTCGTGACTGGACCGATACCTATGGTAGTGGAATCCATAAGGCCTTAGGTGGAAGAATAGGATTTTATAGAGGATCAGATAGACATGCAGGAACTGGAAGTTCTCAATCTCAAGCTCCATCTGGTGGACCTCATCGTAGTAGTGGCCCATCTCCTGACAGAGATAGAAGAAGTCATACTCCTACGGGACCTATTAATCCTCATCAAGATACTACACCGGTTCTTCAACAACAACTTCATACTGACGATTTAAATAGACGAAGACAACTGGGACTTTTGGCCACTCGTGACGCACAAAATAAAATAAATTATCCCACGCCTGGTCCTAAAGTAGGTGGAGGCGGAATAAAGAATTTTTTAGGAAACTGGGCTTCAACAGTGGGTGGATCTCAATTAGGAGGAGGTTTAGGCTCAATGTTATTGGGACCATGGGGAATGCTTTTAGGAACTATCTTTGGAGGAGGAGCTGGACGAAGAGCATGGAAAGCAGGTCAAACCGATGAAAAAGAAACACTAAGGGATATTCTTTTGGGACAGGATACTCTGCTCTCGAATCTATTTAAGAAAAAACCTACACGTCAAGGAATTGAAACAATTGATATCAGAGATAAATTTAATCGGATAAAACCTAAACCCATTAATAAATATGAGTGGGATACAGTAGTAGGTGAAGAAAATCCTTACAAAGATTTTGTTTCACAAGCTGGCTTCTTCTCAGATTTTTTCACAGGGGGAGATAAAGAAGAAGAAGAAGTAGATGTAAATATATATGGAAAACCAGAAATAATTACTCATGGTGGAAAGACCTATGAGATGCCTTCCAAGGTTTATCCTACAAAAGGTGAACAACAACTAGAAGGGAAGTCCCTTGAAAATTATATTAAAAATAATGAAACCATGAAGCAGTTCCTGAGAGATAATCCTGACATGTTAGATCCAAAATGGTTAGTAGGAGAAGATACCTAATGGCAAAAATAGTACAGGTATTAACCCGACAAGGTGAAGAGTATAGTGATACCGTTGCTAACTCTTTAGTCAGAGATTTAGATGGAATCGTACAAAAACTTAATTCAACTTTTCAACAAGAATTAAAAGAAGAAATAGAAGCTAGAAACTTTTTTCTAATGTAATGGCAATAGTAAACCAATATAAATTTTCAGGAACAAACGTCGCAACGACGGATGAAACAACATTACTTACTCCTTCGATAGCAAGCTCAGGGGCTGTAGAAACCGTCATTATTAAATCCTTTAGAGTGACAAATAATACAGGGAATACTCCAACGATTACTATTAAGAATGGCACAACCAAGATCGTGAATGCCCAAACTTTATCCGCTAATGCGAGCACAGAAATTTTAACGCTTCCTTTAATTGTAGAATCAGGGGTAGCTCTTAAGGTCACGATGAGTAGCAGTGATTCCGTGGATATTGGAATTAGTTATTTAAATATTAACCAGGAGGTAGTAGTATAATGGATACGATCAAACATAATGGGAAAGATGTTCCTGTTAAGTATGCAGACGTGAAGGTAACCATAAAACATAAGGAAACCGGCGTCATTTATAAGGACGAAGAGGAGTGGAAAGGCCTCGGAATCGATCCTTCAAAGATAAGAAGAGATGTCTTGGTTAAGATGCCAAGACTTGATTTGTTCGGAGAAACAAAGTAATACTAGGGGTTCAGGTGAAATTCCTGCCTTTATTACAATTACACAGAGATTATTATGGCTTTATTAGAAGAACAATTTACAGAAACATTAGACGCAGGTGCACCTGACATTACCTACCAAGGTAATGAAGGTAAAGAACAACAGATTGCTCGTCAATTATGGG